AAAATTATCAACACGAAATAGAAGTTATATGAAAGAAAAGCCAAGTTACTATGCAATAATTCCTGCTGAAGTAAGATACAGCAAAAAGCTAACACCTAACGCTAAATTACTTTATGCAGAAATTACAGCTCTTTGCAATATGAATGGCAAATGCACAGCTTCAACAGAATACTTTTGCAGACTGTATGAAGTTAGTAGGGGAGCAGTTCAAAATTGGCTTAAAATGTTAAATGATAATGGCTATATAGATAGAACTGTTATATATAGACAAGGTAGTAAAGAAATATTGCATAGGTATATTAATTTAAAAGACAAGGGTAGTATAAATATAAGTACAGATAATACTAATATAAATATAAATAATACTAATCTTACAGATAGTAATAAAAAGGCGTTCTTTAAAAAACCTTCTTTTGATGAAGTGAATAATTATTGTTTAGAAAGGAATAATAACATAGATGCAGAAGCGTTCATTGCTTTTTATGAGTCAAAAGGTTGGATGGTTGGAAGTAATAAAATGAAAAATTGGAAACAAGCAATCATCACGTGGGAGAAAAGAGAATCAAAGAAACCTAAAACAATGAGTAAGTTAGACGCACAAATTAATGCATGGCAAGAAGCTAAAAAATTATTATGAAACCATTAAAACAAGAAAACTTAAAAGAGCTGACTGAAAAAGTCTTAGATTTAGTTGCACAGACAGCAGTTGAAATAGGACACAAAACAGATCCTCAAACTATGGCAAGTCTAAGTAAGATATTTGCATCAGACTTAATACAAGAAAAGCGTTTTGGCAATATGACATTTAACCAAGTGCAAGATGCATTTAGACAGGGTGTAAGATTTGGAAAGGATGAACCTTTTTTAAATATCAGAACCTTTTACAAGTGGGTTTATGCTCAAAAAAAACTAGTAGACAATGCTTACTATGAAGTGCACACATTAGGAAAACCAAAAGGAAATACCTTATGGTATCAAGAACCTTTAAAACTATTAAAATGATAGGATGGGTATTAATAACAGCTATTGTAATGTGGCTAATAAGAAAATTGAAATGAAGATATTAACAATCGTATGGGGAATAATAATTCTACTTTGTATTTTAGAAGCAATTTTCTGTACTAAATTTGAAGAATATGAAAACTAGACAAACATCAATAGACTGTTATAATAAAATTAAACAAGAAGGACTTTTGTCTAAAAGAAGATTGCAAGTATATGAGTCAGTTTTAATTAACGCTCCTTGCACAGCTTCAGAAGTTTTTAATGAAAAAAATCTAAAGACTAATCAAAGTGGAAGGTTTACAGAGTTAAGAGATTTAGGTGTAATTTATGAAAAAGGCGAAAGGTTATGTAGTGTAACAGGAAGAAATGTTATTGAATGGGATTTAACAGACAGATTGCCTATAAATGTAAAAAAATCTAATAAAACAAAAAAGCATAAAATTAATGATGCTTTAAATTCTTTGCGTGAATTATATAAAAACAAAGATACAAGTACAGATGAAGATTGGAAAATAACAGCTAATTTAATTAAAAGTATATGAAAACAGTAAACAGTTTAAGTGGAGGTAAAACCTCAAGTTATATAGCAGCGAACTATCCTGCTGACTATAATGTATTTTCTTTAGTTAGAACTACAGATAAAAATTGTATGTTTCCTGATAAGAAAATAAGACAAGAAGTAAGCGATAGAATTGGCAAAGAGTTTATTGGAACATTAGAAATGAACACAATTATTTATACTATGCTTGATTTAGAACAATACATAGGTAAAAAAATTCATTGGATAAGTGGGGAAACTTTTGATGATGTTATTAAAAGAGGTGATAAAGTTTATTTGCCTAATAAAACACAAAGATTTTGCACAATAGAAATGAAAATAATGCCTATCTTTTATTGGTGGGCTGAAACATTAAATAAAGAAGTTTGTAAAATGAGAATTGGCTATAGAGCAAACGAACAAAGGAGAGCTAAAAGTTTATTAGAAAGATGTAAAGATGACGGTGTGCAATATCAAAAAGGCACTTTTTCTAAAAACAAAAATGGTACTAATCATTGGGAAACATTACCATATAGAGTACCTGAGTTCCCTTTAATAAAAGATAACATTTACAAAGATACTATAGAGGAATTTTGGAAAGACAAAAATGTAAGATTTGCTTATGCAAATAATTGTGTAGGGTGTTTTCACAGAAACCCTGTTTTTTTAAAACACATGAGCAGTAAAGCAGAAAAACAATATGATTGGTTTGTTCAGCAAGAATTAAATGCTTATGATAGCAATAAAGCAAGATGGAAAACAGGAATGACTTATAATGAAATTAAAAACAGTTTAACACAAATGCAAATGTTTGATGATGATTTTGAAGCAGGAGATGGTTGCGACAGCGGATATTGTGGGCTATGAAAAAGACAGTCAGTAAATTAAAAAAGGAACTTGACAAATGGTTCAGTCTTTACATAAGATTGCGTTCAGCAAACGAATTCGGTTATGTTCAGTGTTTCACATGCGGAGTAGTTAGGCACTACAAAGACGGTATGCAGAATGGACACTTTCAAAGCAGAAAGCATCTTGCTACAAGATTTTCAGAAGATGGAAACTGTGAGGTACAGTGTGTAAAGTGCAATGTTTATTCGTGGGGAGAACAGTATCGCTTCGCCCTAGCTTTAGACGCAAAGTATGGAGAAGGCAGAGCTCAAGAATTACAATACTTAGCTAGAACAACTTTGAAGATAAGTCGTGTTGAATATGAAGAAAAGATAAGTTATTACAAATCAATTGTTGAAAAGTTAAGAAAAGAAAAAGGAATTGATTAAACTTTTTTTTATCTTTGGCGTATGATAAAACCGATTTATGCAAGTGAAGAACACAAGCAAATAATTGAAACCTATATAACTATGTGCACTGAGTTCGCAAAAGATGTAAGCACAAAATCAAGATACAATAATTTCTTAGATGTAGTAGATGTAATCTTGGAGTATCACAACAATTATGGAAAAGGAGTAAGAGAGAATAATTGGTACGATTGGATTATGATAATCCCCACAAATCTTTCAGTTGCTACAAATGGATTTTTTGCAGGGCTTGAAACTAAAACTAATGCTTCAATAATAAGAGCTTATAAAGTTGTGCTTAGTGAAATGGTTTTTGATGTAGTGGATAAAATTGACGCTTTAGAACAAATAAATGACTGAGATTTACGCAGAAATATCTAAGCTAAGTTCTTTCTTTAGGAAGATGTGTTACGGTATTACGCAAGATGAAGAAGCTATTAATGACGCAGTACAGGAACTTATGATTTATTTCCTTCAGATGAACCCTGAAACATTAAAAAACATTTACGAAAAAGACGGCTTAAAAGGAATTAAAGGTTATGGAGCAGTAGTATTGAGAAGAAGTTTGACAAGTGTAAGAAGTCCTTTTTATTATAAGTATAAAAAATACTACACAAATTTAGTAGGCGTATATATGACAAGCACGAGTCAGAACGCTTTTCATAAAAGTATATATAACTTGCCTGAAGAAATAGAAGACAATTACAAATGGGAGAAGCTAGAAGAAATTGACAAAGTTTTAGATAAGCAAACTTGGTACGATAAGAAAATTTTTGAGCTTTATTACTCAGGTGAAACTTTAGACAGTCTAGCAAAGAAAACAGGAATAAGTAGAAACAGTTTATTCACTACAATAGATAAGGTAAGAGAAATACTTAAAAAAGAATTGAATGAATAAGTTCTTTGTTCCTAATGAAATTTATGAAGATAGAATAACTATCTGTAAGTCTTGTATTTATTATTTTAAACCTACAGGAACTTGCAAAGACTGTGGCTGTTTTATGAAGATAAAAGCAAGACTTGCACCAATGGGATGCAGTCAGAAGAAATGGCAAAAAACAACTGAAATAGAAGCACCTGAAAGTTTACCTCAGGAAATAGTAGATGAAATTTTAGATATGTGGGAAGACTTAAAAACAGGTAGAGCAAAAGACCAAACAGCTAAAAAAAGAATGATTGAAACCTACAATACAATATACAGTACTAACTACAGTCCTAGAACGAATTGTGGTTCTTGTATTTCAACTTGCTTTGATGGAATAAAAAAACTATATAAAGAATATGCTAAGGGCTAAACTTAACTTAAATAACAAAGCGGTTATTTTCTTATTTTTTTCTGAACCCTTAGCGTATTTAAAACTAAATAAATAGAAATGGAAAGAACTTACAAAACAATCAAGTGGGTATTAAACAGTCACATTAAAAAGAATGTCAGAAGTCTTTGGACTTGGGAAAACGATAACTTTACTTGTATCTTTGAAAACTATGACGGAGATAGCAGAATATACACACCACATCAATTATTAAAACTATTAACAAATGACACAGAACGAGAAACTAATTAAAAACATAGAAAATATGCCAATAGACTTAGATTACAAAGCAACACCTGAACCAAGTTACTACTCAGGAAAGAAGTATGGTTACTCAGCAAGAAAAGTAGTTGAGGACTTTCAGCCTGATAGCTATAACTTAGGAACTGCAATTACTTACTTATTAAGAGCAGGTAAAAAAGAAGGCAACCCTGCTGAACAAGATATACAGAAAGCAATTAATCATTTACACTTTGAACTAGACAGATTACATAATGACACTATATAAATGCGAATGTGGTAAGGAAGAAAAAGAAGTTGGCAAAGCTACAATAGTCTTAAGAGACAAGAAGTGGGTATGCAAAGAAGCTC